CAGTAGCGGCAGTTGCTAATTTAACAACATTATTGTGGTATAGAGTGGTCGCACCGTCAGCAGAGCCAAATAAGTAATATTCGCCTGTGCTGCTAGACAAAGCTAAATTTGTGCCTTGCACATTCAGTGTGCCAGTGCCCTGTTCACTTACATATGAGTTTGATCCATCGTGATAAATCTGTAAATCAGAACTATTGCCAAACATTGCCTTAGCATTATCGGGGAATAAAATATCGTCAGTGCCAGTAGGAACTGTGAACACAATAGCATCAACATCATTCTTTAATGTGATGTCTGAGGTGCTACCTTGTCCTGTAAGGATCAGGCCTTCTGCTGATGTATATCCGATTGCAGCATTATCACTAGAAGAAGTATCACCTGTTGGTTCAAAAGTTGAAGCAGTTGCAGTACCTGTTATAGTAACACCAGCAGCGCTCGTTGCAATCTTGGCAACATCATTGTGATAAAGTGTAACTGCACCATTTTGTACAGCTTCAAGAGCGTCTTCGTTGCCATTAACTCTTAAATAAATATTTGCGACATCACTATCAATAAAAAGATTTCCTGTACCAGTATCTCTTATAAAGCTATTACCACCATCGTGATGAATCTGTAAATCAGAACTATTGCCAAACATTGCCTTAGCATTATCAGGGAATAAAATATCATCAGTGCCGGTAGGAACCGTAAAGACAGTAGCATCAGCATCATTCTTCAGTGTAATGTCAGATGTGTTGCCTTGACCAGTGAGGATAAGACCTTCAGCAGCAGTGTAACCGATAGCTGCATTATCACCAGAAGCAGTATCACCTGTTGGTTCAAAAGTTGAAGCAGTTGCAGTACCTGTAACATTTAAAACTGCAGCAGATACAACACTTACAACAGTTAATTGATTAGCAGTAAAAGAAGAAACAGATACACTGTTAAAGCTAAGATTACCTGCACTAAGATTATCTATAATAGCAGAAGCAGCGTATAGATTAGATGTGTTTAATTGATTAACTACAGATACTTCAGTAGCTGCTACTAGTTTACCAGCAATAAAGAAATTATTATTTGCACTAACAATACCATTAACAACTAAAGCTCCAGCAATACTTGTATTACCACCAATATTAACATAAGAAGTAGCACGTATTGTTTCAGTTATAACTTCACTTGTTCTTAAAGTAGCTATAGATACACTTGCTTCTGTATCTGTAGCACTGACAATTTGACCAAAATCATTAACTGCAAACTTAGCAAAGGCTCCATAGGAACCTGATACATTAGCTATACTAGCTAGAGTAATTGTAGGATTACCTGCAGCACCGTTAGCATTGGTAATAGAAACAGGAGCGCCAGCTACTAAAGTTCTACCATATACATCACCACTTGTTATTGCAATAATACCAGTTGCCGAACCTATAGCAGCCATTTGATTTATCTGAGTAGCAGACTTAGTTAAGGAGACTCCGTTTAATTGGAATGTACCATTGATATTTACAGCAGCATTATTAATCTGTAATGCAGAAGCAGTCCCTTCCCCATCTGATACTGGACGCATTGTCGTATCAATACCACCATTATTATTACTAACTTGTAATAAATCTTTATAGGTACTGGCAATTGTTGAACCTGTAAGTGAAGTCATTATATATTATTCCAATAGTTGTTAGGGTCTAAACTAAGGTCTTCCCAATTTTTATTAGCACTCTGCCACTCTAAATTCCTATCATTATTAGAAGGAGAACGTGGATTTCTAATACTCTCATCATCTCTAACATTAGGCGCTCTATTTTGAGGATGGTTCTTTAAATCAAAAGCACCGTCCCAATCTTCAGGACAGACTAGCATACCATAACTATTTAATTTCATAACTCTATGTGGATAGATGAATCCACAAGTATCACATACAGCTAATGCTTTTTTATTGCTTGCCATTATTATACTCTATTTAATCTAGGTAGGAAATAGGCACTTGCTCTTTCCCTGTCCTCATGCATAGCTCTTGTTAATCTTTCTTCATATTCTAATTTTAAGAATTGTATACGACTAGGCTCAATACCCGGTCTTTTCATTGACATATAGAATGCTACTCCTACAGCTAAACAGGGGAGAAATCTACGAGAGATATCTGCAATCTGACCAGCAGATTTATTAACATCTTGAATAAATTTAATCTGTTCAAGTTTTAAAAGATCAGTAGTATTTTCTGGGATAGGCCATAGGAAGATAGTGGGATTAGCTCTTGATCTTCTTACTGCATACTGAGAAGGTCTACCCTTCTGACCTTTACGTGGTATCTTTAGATACTCTTCCATAGTAATACGTTGTAATTGTAAATCTACATTATCCCTATTTAAAACTACTTCTGTAATATCAACAGTACTAGCAGGTAGCGCATATGAAGTAACACTAGTAGATACAGAAACAGCCGTTGTATCAGCAGTCCAAAGTAATATTCCTCTGTTCTGCCAATCTTGTAAAAGAAGATTAATAGAACGTCTTGCAGATTTAGGTTCATTACCTAGAATCTGTTCACCGCCTATCATCTCCATTGCTTCTTGGATGACCTCATCAATATCCATTGAGAAGTCATATGTACCACTAGTCGTCATATTAAATGTCCTTGTCTAGTATTCTATAGTCTTTCCCGGTTCGTAATCACATACGACATCTTCAGGTGGTCCTTCAATAGATGGACCCTTTCGTGCAGCACCGAAGCCTTGACCTGTAGGACGAGCAACAATATTTCTTAAATCTTTTTCGTAGGCGTTTTTACCCTTCTTATCGTAAGAGTAAGACTTTCCTTTTAATGTAGGCATTAAGTTCTCCTTTTCTACCTTTTAACATTTCCATCTTTTTCTTGCCTGACGTAATCTTGAGTTAGGATTCTTCGCAGCTTTAGGAAACTTCTTCATTTGTCCTGCAGACCTAGCACAATAACTCTTACGTCTAGTAGCTCTTGCTTTACTTGGCTTACTTTCAGTTACAGCAGTTTTAAGTTTACTCTTGGGATTATCTTTTCTATACTTAGCTACTCCCTTAGCAGTCATACCTGCACCTTTTTTAGTTGGTCGCTTATGACCCCCCTTAATGGTATGACCTTTCATAGTACCTTTTTTCTTTGCCATCACTTACTCCGAGATATCTTAGCTTTTTTACGGGCGTTAGGTGATAACTGAGCATAATGATATAATTTTTTAGCAGTATTAGACATTACTTTTCCTGTCATAAGAGTGCCATCAGAATGCTTATGCATCTTGCCTTTATGAGCAGTGCCATCTTTAAAGTAATGTTTTACACCTTTTGCCATTATGCTGTACTATACCTTTTTGTTTTCTTAGCTATTGACACTACTTTTAATAACCTGTTCTAGCGCATCCAGCTCCCTTACCCATAAAGCCACCCTTAGATTTCTTCATTAATTTTCCACCATGTTTTAACTTTTTAATCTTCCCTCCAGATTTATATTCAGATATCTCTTTTTCTTCAGCTTCATATCCTGCATCTGTCAGACCTGCCATACCTAGTTTCTTACCAAGAACATTATCATATAACTTATAGTGAGGGTCTTTTTTCTTTTTAGATTTAGGAGACTTTTCAGATTTGTTTTTAGCCATGCTTTCAGGAGAAAGAGGATTAAAACCATCTTCAGTATTAGCTTTAAAAGCATCGCTTAAATTAGCTGAAGGTTTAGGTCTTTTACCAGCCGATTTATCCATAGTACTATCATACTGAGGATTAGTAGACTTCTCAGTAGGTTCCTTAGTAGACTTAGTAGATTCAGAAGACTTATTAGAATCGTCCCCTAGCAAGTATGCAGCACCTGCTCCAGCACCTACTCCAGCGGCTACCTTAGATGCTGTACGTACACTAGGTTTTTTAATCATAGATGCTATAGATGCAGGGGAAAGAGGATTAGCTGTATCTGTTGCTTTAGGCTTTGCTTTAGTCTTAGGTTTAGGTTTAGGTACAGGTTTAGGTGCTGTAGTTCTAGGTGGAGGTTTAGAACCTATTGTAGGAATATCAGTAAACTTCCCTTTAGGCTTTGCTTTAGGCTTTGCTTTAGTCTTAGGTTTAGGTTTAGGTACAGGTTTAGGTGCTGTAGTTCTAGGTGGAGGTTTAGAACCTATTGTAGGAATATCAGTAAACTTCCCTTTAGGTTTTGCTATAGTAGCAGCTTTAGGTTTTGCTGTAGTTGCAGCTTTAGCTTTAGCCCTTGCTTCTCCTGCTTTAGATAGTTTAGAGGGAGCGACTTTACGAGGAGGAGTTGTCTTAGCTTTTACAACAGGTGTTCTTTTAGTAGGAAAATTTGCAAAACCAGCATTCTTACTTACTGGTGGACCTTCAACTAGAGAATCTAATCCTTTAGAAGAAGGTGTTTTTACTTTGGGACTTGCTTTAGTAGCAGCACTCGCAAGACTAGCATTTTTATTTACTACTGGAACTTTAGGTGTAGCCTTACCTAAAGCAACTACTTTCTTTGCTGCAGCCTGAGTAGGAACTGTTGTAATAACTTTCCCTGCTTTATTTAGTATCTGATAACCTTTGCCTAAAACACCTGCAACCGGTATAAATGATGCAGCAGCACCTGCAACTGTCGCTAATCTTTCTTTAGATTTTTCACTTGCTGGAATAGGTGTTTGACCTTTGCCTCCTTCGTCTCTAGCCATCCGTCTCGCAGCCATTTGTGATGAGGCTGATCCCATACTTTTCTTTAAGTCTTGTTGCTTTTGTTTTTTTACAGCTTTTTCAGCCTTCTCTTTAGCATTCTTTTCTACTAGAGAAGCATCTCTTTTTGCAAGCAACTTCTTTCTTCTTTCTCTGCTCAGTCTTAAATCTTTTTGAATACTTGATTCTGCCATAATAAAAATCCTTTTAGTTAGTGTTCGGCACAAGATTATCGTCAGCACCCGCAGGACTAGCTGGGGTCTGCATGTCATCTCTTCTTGTACGTCTAGCTTGGTTACGTTGAAGTTCTAATACTTGTGCGTATTTTTGCTCATATAGTTGAGCGGCAGGAAAATCTTTCTGGAATAACATGGCTTCTATAAGAGAAGCAAAAAATAATAGATCATAAGCGAAGTCGGAAAAGTAATTTGTAGGTGCGGCAGACGTAAGTGCTACAGGCTTTGAAACGTGAACAACCTCTCCATTAAAAGAAGAAACTGGTGTAGGTGCAATTAAAACTGTAGTATTATTTCTGGGTGCATAATATTTAGGCTCAGATGTAGATGCTATTACAGGCCAGTAGTCATTAATAAATTCATCTGTTCTTTGAAGAAGGTTGATCTTACTGCCATTACTAGTAATATTAATATTCTTTACTATTCTAGTACCTACAGGCAAGGTAACAATTCTAGCACCAACAGCTACAGAAGTATAGGTCACTAACCCATAGTCATCTAAATCTTTCGTTAGACGTTCTTCTGCTCTATTAACCATGTTAGGAACGTAGGCTAGAAATTCTGCACCTTCATTCTCACATGCATCAATAATGTCATTTACTAAAAAGGTGTAATCAGCCATAGAATATTGCTACTGTAGACCCAGATGTAGGTGCAGATACCATAACTGCGCCATCCATACGCATTCCTAAATCTGCTAGGTAAATTTGATTTACATCATTAGCAGTAGTATTGACAAACTTAATATTATTACCTTTAATTTGCCCTGCTGGACTAGTGGAAGTTCCTGTTATAAGAAATGCTCCCACACCAGAAGCGTTGATACTTCGTATTCTTGTATTTGCTAGAGCTACGCTAGAAGTTACATCTAGTACTGCACCACTACCTGTTACAAAACCTTGTCGAATAGTTGTAGACATTTACATTATCCTTTAGATAGTCTATAAGCGAATTGTATGTATTATATACTATAAATATTAAATATAAAAGGAGCAGGTTAAGAAATAATATATCAAATAAAAAATTTCTACCCCTACCCCTTTTACTTTAAGATTTAAGGATTACGAGGAACCACTGGCCCCATAGAATCCACGCCAATCCGAAAAGCCGAAGCTGTAGCGTTCACGAGACTTAAAGCGAAGATTACCAGTATCAAAATCTGGCTCCATCTTCGTTTGAAGTGGCGAGCGAACAAACATCTTCGCACCATTCGGACAATCCGTTTTAATGAACCAAGCATTCGTATCCGTAAAACGATGGTTTACAAAGAAACCACCGGGTACAAGACCCTGATTACGAATTGCATTGACATCATTAACATTCGTCGCACCGTTAGCAGCCGTCGTCGGATTAACTCCGATAGTCGTTGACATTGTGCTACTAAGAATCTGATCAGCCGTAAAAGAAAGATCAGGAGGTACATGAATAGACTCAGCTTTAATACCAATGAGAATACCACGATCATCTTTTGCTTTCGCAATAGCAATCAAGGACGACTCAAGGGAAGCTTCCGAAAGATCAGTAGCATCAAGATCATTGTCTTGAGTGCCACCACCAATTACGGGATGGGAATCACTAAAAAACGCGACACCATCACCTCCAGCAAAGGAAGCATTAAAGCCATTGTTGAAAACATCAGCAGCTTTAACTTGCTTCGTGTTAGCCATAGCACGAGCAAGACCTTTCGCTCTCAACTTGGCAAACGTATCATACAGATTATCTTCCATAGCTTCTTCCGTAACGGCAAAAGCAAGGCTGATAGTTTCTGCTGTGTAACGTGCAGTATAACTTTCCTGCGCGTCATCATATTGGACTGCAGAACCTTCACCCTTTACAGGTGCAGTTCCAAATCCGGTGAACAGAACTTCTTCTTCAAAAGCGCGGTCACTGTTTTCAACATCAAAAAGTGCTTCATGTTCGTTAGACACTTCATTATATTCAATACCAAAGACTGCGTTAAGACCGGGAAGAAGTTCCTTAGATATACTAGCTCTATTAATAGCCATTATTTATTACTCCTTTCCTAGTTACGGTGTAACAGATATGCCAGCAGATACAAACGAATCTACGTGCTGATTTAAACGAACTTCGACAATTGGAAATGCAGAAGTAATTTCGTTACCGGGGATATCATATAGCCCTACAATACGAAGCATATTCTTGGTAGTCGCACGAGTACCAGCATCCAGACCAAAGCCTGATTTACCTGTAACCGTGGAACCAGCACCAAGAGTAACTTCAAAGTTAAAGCTATTCAAATCCCCAATTGTAACCGAAGTATCAGCTTGAATAAGATACGTTGCGGCTGGGTTATCAACAACCATAGCCTTTGCATCTGAAGATACCGTACCACTAGGCCAATAAGCCGACCACGTTGGCGTCCCATTAGCAGCAGTATACCTACAACCCATGAAGACGCCCAGCGCCTCATCGGTAGCAGAAAGTTGAACATTCACATTCCCACCAGCCGTATTAACAACAATATCTCCAGTAAAGATATTATCTGCATAACCACTAGCAATATTATATACACTTGAACCAGTACTGTTAGCACCACTACCGCGCATACGGGAAGGAGTAAGTCCATTTAGTGTTTTAGTTGCAGTCATAAAATGATCCTTTCCTTAATTATATACATTGACAAATAAGAAAGGCTTAGTCTTGAAAAGATGCCGCCTTCCCTCTTGTTACTTTTGTTCTACTAGAGTTTGAAACTGGCATACGCGAATCTGAAGACCTCATTAACTGAGAGTTAACCGCTTCTACTGCTTCCCTACTCCTGTTTTCGTAGAACTCTTGACGTGATTCAGCTAGTTCAGTCGGCATCTTTGCCAACGCTAAGTCTCCACGACAGACTGCACCTGAATAACGACCTTCTTCCCGCACGATGGAAGATTGAACCATTTCAGGAACCTCTTCTTGACTGACTAATACCCATCCTTCCGCGATACGCTTACCCATGTTCTGAATATCTTCATTACCTTTGAGTGTGATGCGTAACCAACGTAGTGACATACCTTCAGAATTAAAACGATTCTTCACTGTAGGTGGGATATCTAACCAGTTAGGTTCCTCAAAAACAAAACGACTTTTGTTTTCTCTTGTGTTCTCATCTCGTGACAATACTTTATCTGCATTCCGTGTCATTGTATGTAATCTCCTTCCACGCTAGTTGTAAATACTGGTATATTCGCCTTCAGCCTGATCGACCTTCAGCTTTTCAGCAGCATATTTTTCAAGTGGTATACCCCATTTGTTAGCTAATCTAACATCTTCTTGAGTAAGTTTTACTTTATTCTTACCACTGGAGGAGGTTTTAGGTGTGCGTGACGCACCTGCAACCACTTGAGCAGAATTGTTTGTCGTATCCTGCAACCGGGGTGTTTCTTCTTCTTCACCAGAAGCAAACTTATGAGGATACTTTTGTCGTAACCTATCGTCAACCTCAATATAGAAATCATCATCTGAGGGATCATAGCCCTCACTTTTTAATTCTTGATCTACAGTAAGAGCAGCGGCAGTCATAATCTGATCTTCACCGAACCAGCTATTCTTTGTAGCCCACTCAACAGCTTTAGGATCGTGCTGTGGTACATTAGCAGCAGGATTCCGTTTCTGTTGCTGCACTTGCTGCTGTTGGTTATTATTTTGTACAGACTCATTATAAGCTGTCCAAGCCTGACGCCTCTGATCCATCTGAGACATATCTGCATAAGCTTTACTTAAACTTTCCTGAGCGCCTAGCATACCATCAGTGTCACCTGACTCTACTGCTTGCTTATAAAGTTGCTTTGCTGAATCAATACTTGTAGATAACTGGTTTTCATGAGAATCTAGAGATGTTTTTAAAGTAGAGGATAGTTGAGAATCTTTTTCATTTACTGTACTTTTGAGTTTATGTAACTCACCTCTCAAACTTTCTAGCTCTTCATCTCTTTCTTTACGTTGTCTAATTAATTGCTTAATTCTTTTCTCTGCACCTTTAGTCTTGATGCCTTCTAATTCTTTATGAGGGGCTTCTTCTTCTTGTTCTTCTTGGCTATCCTGTAAAGAATTATTTTCTGGTTGTACTTCTATACTCTGTTGTGCAGGTTCATTATTACTTGTTACTTCTTCCTGCTCAATCTCAATCTCTATTTTGTCTTTAGCACCATCCGAACTTTCTGATGGATCAATTGTAGCCCATGACTCACTCATTTATTATTGTCCTTTCTTCCCGTTAACAGCGAAATTAACGAATTGGTTTAAAACCCGCTTTGGTTCTTAATTTAATATATTACTCTACTTGTTAAAGATATGCAAATATTAATTTGATAGTTGATATGTAGGATCAAGCAAAGAAGGTTTCTCTACCTTCATAATAACTTGATCATCAAAAATCAAAAGAAGCTTCAATCCTTTATAGACAAACTTCTGTCCTGTATATTTTGCATAACAGATATAATCTCCTACACCACACCACGGACCTTTTGAAAATTTGTCTTTATCTTCATAAGCTAAGTCACCAGTTTTTAAAACTCTACCTACCGTAGTGAGATAAGCCACATCATCTTTAATTTTATCTGGGAGAATAATTCCTCCCTTGGTTTTCTTCTTTATAGATACTGGTAGAATGAGAAGATGATATCCCGGTAGCCCCGGTAAACTATTTATATCTACTTTAGTATCTTCATCAGTAACCCAATCAGCATTGTCTACTGCCTTGTCCATTCGTACTGCTTGCATATTATTTATTTTATCCTTCTTCCTCATGTATGCGTTGCTTCACTATGTGCCGAAGACATTCCTTCGACCACTCCAAGCCTTCTATAACACCTACAGAATGCCTATACTCATCATAGCTGGAAGCATTTCCATATGCAAGAGAATTTTTTATATCTTGTAATCTTTCTTCGTATTTTAAATTTAACTCATCCCAGAAGTTCATTATGTATTCTTATTATCCTCTCCAATAAACTTAGTTAACATATCTGCAGCTTTAAGTGCCTTATCTCTATCTATGTTTGCTTCTGTTTTAGATAGTTCTAATAGAGCATCCAATGCTGCAATAGCTTTCTTGGAGTTACGATCCATTTCATTCTCTTCTTTCTCAGAGCTAAGATTAGCACCTTCCTTGAACATATCTAACTGAATGGACATTTCTTTAAGATCAAGTTCACGATTCTTATTAGCAGCCGTTGCAGCTTCCTTAGCCATTTGAGTCTGAACTTTCTGCGCCTCTATACCAAGACGTTGTTGTTCAATCTGAACCATCTGTGCTTCTGGAGATGCAGCTTGTTGTGACGCAGCCATAGCTTGATTAGCTTGCATGACTTGATCTGCAGCCATAGCAATGACCTGTTCCATAACTCTAGGATCATTAGGATCAATACCTGCTTCAACAGCCTGTGGTCCCTGTTGCTGAATGATACTCTGTGCTACACCATTAACTTGTTCCTGATACTTCATTATCATATGTTCTTGTATGTTAGCTTGAAGTACAGGAGCAATACGCTGCATCATAGGATTAGCACCGTTCATAGGGTCTTGTAGATATGCCGTCTTCACCTGAATATGAGCGTCATGGTTCTGCCCTATGAAAGCTTTAATTGGAATTCCTTTTACTGCTGCCTGAATATCACTGACAGGATCAAGAGGAATAGGGTCTGGCTTCCTTGGCATAATCTTATCTAGATTAGGAATGTTAGCAGCCGTCAAGATAGTTTTATTTAGTTCTTCTACATTGAACATACCGGGAGGAGAACTCTGAGAAAGCTGTAATGCTAATTGAGCCATCATCATGCGGTGTGCAGAAGAAGGAATATTAGGATCAGAGACAGGCATGATATCAATTCTACCATCGAAATCACTTCTAAAGATATTTAAAGTTCCATTAGGTACGTCACAAGTAGATTCTTCTGGTAGATATTCGTAGTTAATCCTACCCAAGAGTTTAAATTCTTCGTGTTGTGACTTATGCAAGCGTTTATGAATAGCACTAAAGAACTTACTACTGGCTTCTAAGAGTGCCATTGTAGTTCCTACAGGACCATAGCTTGCTGCATCCGCTACAACTTGTTCAGAAGTGTCAGCAAACTTCTGTGCTGTAGCAGTAACAAAGTTCAGCATCTGAAATAATGTTTGGGAAGGTTCTTTGTAAGGTAGGTTAATGATCATCTTAGAAAGATCATTACCTGTAGCCTCTACTTCTCTAAACTCGCCCGGTGCAATGGGATCATTATCACCTACAATCCTCATGCCCTTAGCCTTGAAACCACCGGGGAGAGTAGCGAACTGTCCAGCATCTACCAAGCTACGCATGGCAGCAGTTGCAGTCATGGTCAGGTTACCAAGGAAGTGGATAAGACCTAAACCATAGAAACCAAAACCGGGAACAAATTTATAATGAGTGAAGAACATCTTCTTCTCTTTTCGTTTATCATCCTTGTTGTAATTTCTTCTGATAGATAAAACCTGTTGTGTTTGTTCTTCAATGGTAACAATGTAAGGTAGAGCTATAGCTTCATCGTCATTAAATGGTTCCGGTAATTCAAGATAACAATGTTGTTCCAAGACAACATACTGAGAGTCATTGTTACCTGACGGAGACAATCCCATGATCGTATCCATCTTCTGACTAATTGGCGCAAGGTTAGGAGTACCTGCTGTAGGCAGGTCTATGTCAGCATACATCTCAGAGGCTATGTCTCTTTTCATTTCTACTTCAGAGCGGTAGATAACATGAGTGTAACGATCTGCTCTTCTAAGGTCAGTAGCGTAATAAGAAACATAGAACTGATCAATAGGTACAAATTCTGATACGGGTCGATTTAAATTACTATCAAAGTAAATCTTTTTAAAGGCTGAACCTATAAGAGGAAGATGGAAAAGCATTCTCTCGAACTCATCAAAATACTCAGGCATTTGATCTGTTATCTGATAGTTCATAAACTGCTTTACTCTTTGAGCTTGGTCTTCTTTTTCATCTGTTACTTCCCCAATGATCTGGGACTTAACAGGACCAGCAGCAGGGAATAGTTCCTGTGTTGCTTTGGATTGGAACTTAACTGCAGACTCAATAAGGACAGGATGAACAGCCGTACACGCACCTTCAAAAGGTTCTGAAGTTTCTTCTAGCTTTAATCCTAGAAGATCAAAGCCTCTTTCAAACATGCTCTCCCATTCTGCTCTACTCTCCTTATCGGAAGTAAAGTTCTCGTGTACCTTAATAGCAATGTCATCTAGCACATCTTCATCAAGATCATCTACTAGATTCCTGTAGAACTCTTCTTCCGTTTCTTCTACTTGTTCTTCAGACAAGCCTTCATCTTTATT